CTGAAAAATCTGGCCAATTATTTAATGTAAGATATCTGTCACCATTTTATGGTGTGACACCGAGTAAAGGTCTTACACCAAATGATGGATATCAATTTACACAAAAATCTTATGGCATGTGGATGGTCCCGCCTGATATCGGAACTAAAGTACTTGTTATGTTTGCAGAAGGCAATCCAAACTTTGGTTATTGGATTGGTTGTATACCAGATGACTACATGAATTTTATGATTCCTGATGGTAGAGCTAGCACTGAAAAAACAACAGATGATACTCCTGCTAATTTAAAAGGTGCAAAGTTACCAGTAGGAGAATATAATAAAACTATTGAAACTGGAGAACTAGTTGATCCTACACTGTTTAGTAAGCCGTACAATAAAGACTTTACTGGAACATTAGAAGTACAGGGATTGTTATTTGACGAAACAAGAGGAACAACTACAACAAGTGCTAGGAGAGAAACTCCTAGCATGGTTTTTGGAGTTAGTACTCCGGGCCCATTAGATCGTAGAAATACTGCTCCTAAGTTGTCTGTGGGTACTGCGGATGATAAAACAGAAGTTCCTTATAATAGACTAGGCGGTTCTAGCATTGTTATGGACGACGGTGACGACAATCTAATACGTAAAACCCATGCCGAAGAAGGCCCGCCAATTTATGTAAACAAAGAAGCAGCAGAACCGGGAGGTGATGTAACTATTCCACATAATGAGCTTCTAAGATTTCGTACTAGAACTGGGCATCAAATATTAATGCACAATAGTGAAGACTTAATCTATATTGGTAATGCACGTGGTACTACTTGGATAGAAATGACCAGTGATGGTAAAATCGACATTCATGCACAAGATAGTGTTAGTATTATGACTGAAAATGATTTAAACATTACTGCTGAACGTGATATTAATATGGAAGCCGGTCGAAATATTAATATGAAAGCAACTGCTCGTTATAGCAAAGGTGCAGCAACAGACGGTAGTGGATTAGAAAGTGGTCGTATACAATTTGAGTCAGTTCACAACTATAATTTAAAAGTAGGAGCTGATGCTAAAATTACAGTAAGTAAGAATTTGCACACTGGCGCAGGCGAAAACCAATTTATTAGTACTGGAAAATATTTAAATGTTAACTCTGGACAAGATAATAGATTAACTGCTGGAGCATATACTCACATTAATAGCGGCAAAGAGCATAGAGAAACAGCAACTTATATTCACATGAACGGTCCGGCGGCTGCACTTGCTAATCAAGCAAAACTAGTAAAGCCGTTAGAAACAATGACATTGCCTTATGTGTTTCCGGGGAGTACTACACCGGTAGCATATCAAAGTATACTAGCAAGAGCTCCACAACACGAGCCATGGCCTCATCATGAAAACTTAGATCCTGCTTCGTTCAAGAAGTCAGAAACTGATAGAGAAGCCCCAGGCGGATTACCTACAGCAGATAGAATTCTTACTCCGGACACTTTCTTTAAAAACAAAGGTGGCAGAACTTCTAGTGCATATATCAGCGGTACTGGCGGAAGTATTTCTAGCGGCTTTGGCGGCAATGCACCGGGCGGTACTGGCTCAGGTGTAGGTACTACACCACAAGCAAATTATAGCAGTAACTTTGAATATAGCGATGAACTAGGATCGCTTAGTGCAAAATACGAAAGTAGAGGAAGCAGTACAGTTGTTGGATGGGATAGTACTGGAGGATTCAGTTACGGAAAATACCAGCTTGCTGCAAAAGTTGGCGCCATGGACGGATTCTTAAACTTCTTAAGTCAACGACATCCTGATGTTTTTGCTCCATTACAAGCTGCTGGCGGCACCAGCGGAGCAAGAGCAGGCACAGATACATTTAAGCAAGCCTGGACTAACACAATGAGTAATCCTGCTGCTGCCGAAACTCAACATGAGTATGCAGTTATTACTTATTTTGTTCCTGCTGCTAATAGAGTACAGTCGTCGACTGGTATTGATGTAAGAACAATGACAAAAACACTGCAAGATGTTCTTTGGTCAACTGCTGTACAACACGGTGCTGGTGGAGCAAATAATATATTCCAACGTTCTGTAGCAAGGACAGGCTCACAAGTCCCAACTGATCAAGCATTAATTGCCGCAGTATACGATGAAAGAATGAAAGATAACGGTATGGCATATTTTAGAAGAAGTACTCCTGCGGTTAGGGCAAGTTGTGTTACACGTTTTCAAAATGAGAAAGCAGATGCATTTAAGAGTTTAGAAGAAGAACTTGCTAGAAATTCAGTTGCTACGCAGACTAACAGTGATACATTGGTGCCTCCAATAGGTGCTCAATAAAATAGGGTAAATATAGTATGAGCGATTTAGAAAAAAACCTATATAAACGTGTAACCGTTTCTCCAAAAGCTACACCGGCAAAATCTGGAAGAGCATATAAAGGGTTTTCCACGATTAATGATAATGCTAAGGGATTTTCGTTATATGATTTTGATTTAATTAAGCAAAATTTAATTAATTATTTTCATATTCGCCAAGGAGAAAAACTAACAGATCCTACTTTTGGAACTATTATTTGGGATCTGTTATATGAACCGTTTACACAAGATGTGCAAGATGCAATAGTTGAAAATGTTACTAAGATAGTCAACTATGATCCTAGACTAGGTGTCAACTCTATTGTAGTAGATTCGTACGAACAGGGCATTAGTGTAGAATGTTCTATAATATTTTTACCATACAACATTTCGGAATCTCTTAAATTTAGATTTGATCAAAAAAACGGTTTATTATAATATACGTACATTATCTTATCAGATAAATATCATAGTAAACAAGGAATCTAAATATGTCTGCAAGTGATAGACAGTCAAGGCTACTAGTAGCAGAAGACTGGAAGAGAATATACCAATCATACCGTAATGCTGATTTTCAGAGTTACGATTTTGACAATCTTCGTCGTACGATGATCAATTATCTACGTCAAAATTATCCAGAAGATTTTAATGATTACATAGAGTCAAGTGAATATCTTGCACTTATTGATATGATTGCTTTCCTTGGGCAAAACTTATCATTCCGCATTGATTTAAATGCTCGTGAAAACTTCCTTGAAACAGCAGAACGCAGAGAAAGCGTTTTACGTCTTGCACGTATGTTGTCTTACAATCCTCGTAGAAATCAAGCAGCAAACGGTTTATTAAGAATAGAAACTCTTAAAACAACGGAAAGTGTATTTGATAGTACAGGACTTAATCTTGCAAACATAGTAATTAAATGGAATGATTTAGCTAACTCTAATTACTTTGAACAATTTATTAAAGTATTAAATGCAGGATTACCGTTAGCAAACTCAATCGGTAATCCATTAAAATCTGCAACTATTGCAGACGTAGTAACACAAAAATATCGCTTCAATGCAACAAACACAAGCAGTGCAGTATTTCCGTTTGCTAAAAGAATTGAAGGTGTAGGAACTAAATTTGAAGTAGTAAGTTCAGATATTCAAAACGATTCAATTGTTGAAGAACCGCCATTACCTGGTACAAGTCCTGCATTCCTTTTCCGCGATGATGGACAAGGCGCTGGCAGCTCTAATACTGGATTTTTTATGCACTTCCGTCAGGGAGCGCTTGATAGTGGTAATTTTACAGTAAATAATCCTACTCCGAATCAGTCAGTTGCTATTGATGCAACTGACATCAACAACTCAGACGTATGGTTGTATGAAACAGATACAAATGGATTTGAAACAAATGCATGGACAAAAATTGATGCAGTTGAAGGAAATAATGTAATTTACAATAGTTTGTTTCAAGGCTTAAGAAATGTATATACTGTTACTACTCGAGTTGGTGACAGAATTAACTTAGTATTCAGCGACGGTATATTTGGAAATTTACCAGCCGGTAGTTTTAAAGTATATTACAGAACTAGTTCAAATGCCTACAGTACAATTACTCCGGGAGCAATGGGGCTAGTTTCGATTGAAATTCCTTATCAGAGTAGAACTGGAAGTTTAGAAACACTAACACTTGGATTAAGATTAAAGTATACAGTTAGTAATGGAGCACCTAGTGAAACTGACGAAGAAATCAAGCAAAATGCACCAGCTACTTACTATACACAGAATCGGTTAATTACTGGCGAAGATTATAATGTCGGACCACTTGCAATTAGCCAAGATATTATTAAGACTAAAAGTTCTAATAGAATATCAAGTGGAATAAGTCGCTTCTTTGATTTAAAAGATGCTAGTGGAAAATATTCAAACACAAGTTTGTTTGCAGACGATGGTGTGATTTATAAAGATGAATTTTTAGAAAAAACAAGTTTTACTTTTGCAACACAAAGTGATATTGAAGGAATTCTGTATAACGTAGTTGAACCAATAATATCAAGCGTTAATACAAGAAACTTTTATCTAGGCAAATATGCAAACATTATTGTATCAGACCTTAATGCAACTTGGGAACAATCTTCATTTGCAACTAATCGTACAACTGGTTTATTTAAAGATATTGATAACAATGCATATGCAGTTGGATCGTTTACTGCAAACAGTTTGCGACTAATAGAATCGGGCACAATGTGTAGATTTGTTGCACCTTTGACTGATACAGGACAGCAACAATACTTTAAACAAGATGGTACATTAACTACTGATGCTAACTTGCTAGGTATTAGTGTATACAAGTGGTCCAAAGTAATAGCAGTATCTGCAGACGGAACAGTCGTTAATGATAATGGCATCGGACCGATTATGTTTAATGATTACATTGAAGATTCAGTAATATTAGATCAGATTATTCCTAAGTTTTCTAGAACATTAATTGATGACGTTAAAACACAAGTCATTGACCAAGCATTTTCATATAAAGATTTTGCGTTAAGGTATGATGCTAACATTCGTCAATGGGTATTAATTACTGATGAAAATATTAATACAATTAATGTTTTTGCATTGGGTAAAGCGGGTGATACTAGCGGACAGAATCTTGATTCTAGCTGGCTATTATATTTTAAAACTGACGGAGAACGATACACTATTACCTATCGCAATTTAAGATACATATTTGAAAGCGCTGACGAAATTCGATTCTTCTTCGACAAAGCTGATAAAGTTTATAATCCAAATACTGGACAAGTATTTAGAGATAAAATTGATATCTTAAATATTAATAGACAAGTTGGAAGTTTATTGCCGTTTAGCAAAGACTATTCTTGGACAATTGTTGACGCATTTAGAGACACTGAAGGTTATGTAGATTCACGTAAAATTCAAATTCAGTTTATTGATTCAGATGATGATAGTGTAGTTGACGATCCTGAAATGTTTGAACAATTAATTTCTCAAGATGATACTTCACTTGCAGCTGAATTAAAAATTATTTTCCAAAAGAAATATACTACTACAGACGGCGTAGAAGATTTTAAATATTTCTCTAATGAAAATGCTGATATTACTGTATTACAAAATGAAGCAGCGATTGCTCCTTACAGTACAAGAACTGAAGGACAGTTATTTTATCTAATAGAAGAAGATATATTTAGAGTGTTTAATAAGTCGTTAAACAACACTACTGTCAATACAGACTATAAGGCATATACAGGACGAGCAGGTCTTAAATTCCACTATGTCCATGTTGCTGATAGTAATTACAGAATAGATCCGAGTGCAAGTAACATTATTGACACATATGTTTTAACAAAAACCTATGATGACAATACACGTAAATACATTGATGGAACACTTTTGACTGCGCCGCGTCCTCCGAGTAATGATGAGTTATATCGTGCATACGGACAGTCAATTAATGCAATTAAGAGTATAAGTGATGAAGTGATTTATCATCCAGTAAAATATAAAATATTATTCGGTAATAAAGCAAACAAAGACTTACAGGTGAAATTTAAAATTGTGAAAAATAAATCAATGGTGTTAAATGATAATGAGCTTAAAGCTGATGTAATTAGTGCTATTGATCAATTTTTTGCAATTGAAAATTGGGACTTTGGAGAAACATTTTACTTTCAAGAACTTAGTGCCTATATTATGAACCAACTGAGTCCAAAACTAGTAAGTATTGTCATAGTTCCGCGTCAAGGTACACAGAGCTTTGGTAGCTTATTTGAAATAAAATCAGAACCAGACGAAATCTTTTTAAGTGCAGCGCAAGTATCGGACATTGAAACAATTGACGAAATAACAGCAACTGAATTACAGGCAAGCGGAACAGTGATTACAAGTGTATCAACATCTATAACATCAGGCATTACAAGTGCAGCATCAACAAGCACAACAAATACCGGCGGCGGTATTACAACTAATAGTACAGGAAGCAGCTACTAATGGCGTACAATAATAATCAAAACGAGAGCGCATTACCAACTCCAGGTGATAAAAAAAGAACATCGGTTGATTTCCTACCAAAGTTTTTTAGATCTGAAGCTAACAGAAAGTTTTTACAATCTACGCTGGATCAAATGATCCAACCAGGAGTAGCTGATAAACTTAACGGTTATATTGGTCGAGAAACAGCAAAAGCATTTAATTCTTCAGATAATTATTTGTCTGATGTGTCATCAGATAGAAAAAATTATCAATTAGAGCCTGCTACTGTTATTAAAGATGATATCGGTAACGTAACTTTTTATAAAGATTATAATGATTACATTAATCAATTAACTGCGTTTGGTTCAAATACTGCGGATCATAGTCGATTAAACAGTCAAGAGTCATATGCATGGAATCCTAATATTGATTGGGATAAGTTTGTAAACTTCCGTGAGTACTATTGGTTACCTGACGGTCCTGTATCAGTAGCTATTAGAGGACAAAGTAGAGATATTGTAAGCACATATACAGTTTCGTTATCTAACGAAGATGATAACACTACATATGTGTTTAATGACGGATTTGAAAAAAATCCTACACTTAAACTATATAGAGGTCAAACGTACAAGTTTGATATTTCTGCAATTGGACATCCGATGGCATTTGCTATCCTAAGAACATTTACTCCTGGTGAAGAAGTTCTTACTAACCAATCAACATTGTATAGAGATGGCATTACTACATTAGATACTGACGGTAATGTGACAACATCTACATATGTTGAATCTGGAACTATTCAATTTACAGTTCCATCCAATGCTCCAGATAAACTGTTTTACATTAGTAAAAACAATATTGATACAAGTGGAGTTATTAGAGTTTACGATGTTGAAGAAAGTTCATTTATTGATGTTGAAGCAGAAATTCTTGGTAAAAAATATTATACAAGTGCTAACGGAGTAGAACTCAGTAATGGGATGAAGATTCGATTCCAGGGAGAAGTAATTCCTGCAAAATATAGCTCTAATAACTGGTATGTAGAAGGTGTTGGAACTGCAATTAAATTAGTTAAAGATCAAGATTTAATTATTCCAGCAGCGTATGCGTCAGTGCAATTAATTCCGTTTGATGCTGATAACTTTGATGTTTTACCATTTGCAAATGCAACAGCATACGCAGGTACAAAAGATTATATTGTAGTCAATCGTGCAAGTCCAGATCGAAATGCATGGAGTCGCTACAACAGATGGCATCACAGAGATGTAATCTTAAAGAGTGCAACATATAATAATTTACCAGAAACAATTGACGAAGCAAACAGAGCAAAGCGCCCTATTATTGAATTTGAAGCAGGATTAAAATTAAATAAATTTGGCAGTTTTGCAAAACAAGATGTTGATTTAATAGATACATTTACTACAGATGTATTTTCGACAATTGAAGGACAGTTAGGATATAATGTCGACGGTGTAGATTTTGCCGACGGCATGAGAATATTATTTACAGCTGATACTGATATCCTAGTTAGTGGTAAGATTTATGTAGTTAGCTTTATTACTATTGGTAACTCTAGACAAATTAGCTTAGTTGAAGCAGAAGATTCTATTCCAAATGACTTAGAAACTGTGTTAGTTACTCAAGGTAATGTTTATGCAGGAAAAAGTTTTTATTACCAGAATGGCATATGGAATGCTGCACAAGAAAAAACAACAAATAACCAAGCACCGTTATTTGACATATTTGATATAAATGGTAATAGTTTTAGTGATGTTGATTATTACGGATCTACTACATTTGCCGGAACAAAATTATTTTCTTATGCAATTGGCGACGGAGCATCTGATGTTGAATTAGGATTTCCACTATCTTATAAAACTATAGAAAACTCGGGCGATATTGTTTTTAATTTTAATTTGTTAAATGACACATTTCAGTATCAAGATGAAACTGATTTATATACACACGAAATTAAATCGGGTTATCTTAAAAAGTATAGTACTTTAACTAATTCAATATATGTAAATGGATTTAGTAGTACTCCTACAATAAGTAAACAGTGGGTAATTAAGCAATATTCTGCTACTAATATATTATTAAATAATTTTGAAATAGATGTTTATAATAATGCAGGGTCATTAAATGATTTAACAGTTGTAGTTTATTTGAATAACACTATTCAAGTACGTCTACAAGATTACGAAATTGATCGTATTAATAATCGTGCATTTATTAGATTCTACAATGATTTAACGGTTAATGATGTAGTAAAGATTAAAACAGTATCAAAGACTGCTAAAAACTCAAATGGTTATTATGAATTTCCGTATAACTTAGAACGTAATCCGCTTAACGAGGACGTAAGTGAATTTACTTTAGGTGAAGTTATTGATCACGTAGAAAGTATGATTGAAGATCTAGGTGCATTTACTGGAGCATATCCAGGCTATAGCAACCTAAGAGATCTAGGCGAATTAGACCAGTACGGAAAAAGATTTGTTAAACATAGTGGACCGATTAACTTACCGTTATATCATATAACAAATAAAGATTACAATATAATTAAAGCATTGCGATATTCTAAAACAGAATATTCTAGATTTAAAAGAATATTCTTAGAAAAAGCAGAAACATTAGGGTTTGACGGCGAAACAAAACAACACGTTGATAAGATTCTAAAAGAAATTACAAAAGATAAATTAAAATCGCAACCGTTTTACTTTTCTGATATGTTGGCGTTTGGGCCGTCTAACAGAATTGAATATACAGTTTTAGATACAAGAACAACATCTTATGCGCTAACAACTGCATTTTCGCTTGCAGAATTGTCTGCTAAAAATGTTGCTGTGTATTTAAATGGCAACCAATTAACTTTTGACAAAGATTATAATTTTAATAATGATGGTTTTGTTGAAATTAATGCTGGACAGCGCATAGATGACTTAATTGAAATATATGAATACGAAAGCACAGACGGAAGCTATGTCGCTCCGACTCCTACTAAATTAGGATTATTCCCCAAGTATGTGCCTGAGTTAACAATTGACGATACATATCAGACATCAGAGCCGGCTGGTACTGGACCATTTAAAATTTATGGCGAAGTAGCTCAGGGATATACCAATGTAGGAATTAGAGGGTGGTTCTATCCTGTTTATACAACTAAGGCAGCAGCAAATCAAGCGGACTTAGATGCAGGAGGCACTGGTACATCTTATTCACAGCAATATGTTGGATTATCTAGAATACTATATATGCCAACAACTGGAGCAAATTATGGAGTATCTGACAATATTGAAATAGATGCATATCCTGTCGGCATTGCATTTATTAAAGGACATGACGGTAGTTATGTTAGAGCTTATTTAGACTATAGAGACGAGCTGTTACTTGACTTAGAGAAACGTATTTTTAATAACATCAAAGTACAATACTCATCAGACAGGTTAGATATTAATGAGTTTGTCGGAGGAGACTTTAGATCGGGCGAATTCACTAAGACAGAAATTGATAATAGTTTAATCGGCGATTTTACACAATGGTTGCGTTTAGTAGACAATGATTATACTGATAATTATTTCTATGATCGTAACAACGATTTTACCTTCAACTATTCTAATATGAATACTCCTGCTGGACAGCCGTTACCAGGTTTTTGGAGAGGTGTATACATTAGAGCATTTGATACTGATCGTCCGCATAGCCATCCGTGGGAAATGCTTGGGTTTAGTATCAAGCCGAGTTGGTGGGAAGCAGCATATGGTCCAGCACCGTATACTAGTGATAATTTGATTCTTTGGAAAGATTTAGAAGCAGGTAAAATCGCAGAACCAAACAAACAAGCAATTTACAAACCTAATTATGCTCGTCCAGGGTTAACAAGTAATATTCCTGTAGACAGCCAAGGTCGATTAAGATCACCAATTGGATCAAGTTATGCAAAAAACTTTAACTTGAGATATACGACACAAAACTTTAAATTTGGTGATCATGCTCCTGTAGAAACAGCATGGCGTCGTAGTTCTGAATATCCTTTTGCAGTGTTGACTGCCTTTTTGTTAAACAATCCTGCAAAAGTTATGGGCTTAGGATTTGATGTTTCAAGAACTGTCCGCAACTTAGCAGGGCAATGGGTGTATAGTGAGACAAATCGACCTATTACATTAGCTGATCTAAAGTTACCAAATACATATAATGCAGATACTCGTGTACTTACTGCTGGGCTAGTAAACTATGTTTATAATCTTGTAGCTAGCGATATATTAAATGTTTATAATGATTATAAAACTGATCTAGTATCAATAAAAAATCAGCTTGGATTTAAGGTTGCTGGATTTACTGATAAAAAGAAATTCAATTTAATTTTAGATAGCAGGTCACCGACACAGAGTCAAGGTCGTAGTGGAATATTTGTACCACAAGAAAACTATGATATATTCTTAAACACTAGTAGTCCAATTGATCTTGTAATTTATAGCGGAGTTGCAATCGAAAAGACTGCTGCTGGATATATTATTAGAGGGTATAATCAAGATAATCCGTTTTTTGAATATTATCCTGTGCAGTCTGCATCTAAAAAAATTAATGTTACTATTGGTGGTATTTCGGAAACTGCTACACCTTGGAGAGAATCAAAATCTTATACAGAAGGACAGATAGTAGAATACGATAATAAGTTCTATAGAGTAACAGCGGCGTTTGTTAGCGGAACATCATTTAGTGCTGAGAACCTTGCAATTCTAGCAGCATTGCCTATTATAGGCGGTAAGACAGCAGAGTTTTATAGAAACTTTGATACTTCTTCAACGTTGCGCATTTCATACGGTACTAAGTTATCATCTAGTCAAGAAGTAATTAACTTCTTGCTAGGATACAGTGCAAGACAACAGGACATTGGATTTATACTAGATAATGTTCCTGACGAAGGCGGAATTGTTGACAACTGGGATCAAGCAGCTAGAGAATTCCTATTCTGGACTACACAAGGATGGGCTAGCGGTACAGTTATCACTCTAAGTCCAGGAGCAAGAAAGCTCCAGTTTCGACGTGAATACGCAATGGTTGATGACTTAACTGATAAGTTCTATCCTTACAGTATATTAAAATCAGACGGTCAACCATTATCTACAGAATTTAACAGTTTGTTAAGAGAACAGAATAGTTTTGGTATTGAAACTGTTGGAACAGATGACGGGCTATACCATATTGCGTTTCCTTTAGTACAAAAGGAACATGTAGTATTAATTGATAACAAAACCGTTTTTAATGACGTTATCTATCAACCAAGCACAGGTTATAGACAAGAAAGAATTAAAGTTAGTGGATATAGAATTGACAATTGGGACGGTAGTTTAAATATTCCAGGATTTGTATTTGATGATGCAAGATATTCTAATTGGGAACAATGGCAAGATTATGCAATTGGCAGCCTAGTGAAATATAAGCAGTATTATTATGTTGCAATTGAGAATATCCCAGGCGCTGCTGACTTTAATGTTAACAATTGGTCTAGATTAAACGAAAAGCCTGTACCTGAATTAATTACTAACTTTGATTATAGAATTAATCAATTTACTGATTTTTATGATCTAGATTCCGACGGGTTTGATAGTGAGCAACAGAAAATTGCGCAACATTTAATTGGTTACCAAAAACGCAATTATTTAGAAAATATTATACCCGACGAAGTAAGTCAATTTAAATTCTACAGAGGGTTTATTGCAGATAAAGGTACAATGAATGCACTTACTAAATTGTTTAATGCATTAGGTGATGCAAATATTGATAATTTAGAATTTTATGAAGAATGGGCAATTCAGCTAGGTCGCTATGGTGCCGTTGACGGAACTCAGCAGGTAGAATTTAATCTAAAACAAGATAAGATGCAAGAGTCGCCTCAGGCAATCGAACTAGTAAGCTCATTGCCTGAAACTAACTTTGATAAAATTTATAGAATTTTACCACATCAAGTTTATGATAAGCCTGCAGATTATACTCATGCACCGTTTCCTACTACTGTTGTTACTAATGAATATATTAAGTCTACAGGTTATGTTAACGAAGAAGACGTAGACTTTATTACACGTGATGTTTTAGATTTAAGCACAGCAGATGTTAATCAAATTAATTTAGGCGATTACATCTGGGTGTCAACTACTTCAAACGATAGTTGGACAGTATATCAGTTAGTTACTGCTGATGTTAATGTAGTATCAGCATCTGTGTTACGTAATCAATATGCTGCAAACGGAGCAGCATTGGTTGAATTTACTCTCGACAAATGGGCAGATTCTGTCTTAGAAGTTAATGAAATAGTAGGCATTAAGGGTGCAACTAAATTTAAATCAACAGGTTTATATCAAATTGATAGCATAAATCTAAATAGGATTAAAGTTAAAGCCGGTGTGCAAAATAGCATTTTAGACTTTGATACCCAAAACTTTACATTAGTAAAATTAAGAGAAGTGCGAATTGACAGCCTGGCTGATTTAAATGACACTATTCAACAAACTTTATATTCTAATCAAAAAATATGGGTTGATAATTACGCAGGCGACTGGAAAGTATTAGAAAACTCACCAGTATATGAAAATAGACAGACAGTAGACAATCCTTCATTGTACGATAGTACACTTCAAGAATTTAGTAAGTCATTAGCTGTTACAGCAGACAATAATAATGTATTTGTATCTGCTCCTGGAGCAGGTAACGGAACAGTTTCATATTTTAGAAGAACTAAAGAAACTTTTAATTTACAGCTTGATCAGGAAATAAGTTTAGATAATCAGTTTAAAGACGAATGGACACCTGACACTAATTACATAATTGGTTCTAAGGTAATATATAAGACTGGTGCTATAACAAAATATTACACTTCAACAATTAATCACACAAGTGGATCAGTTTTTAATATTGCCAATTGGAACGAATCTCAAAATCCAAGTATATATCTAGATTCATATAATTCTAAATTTGGAGAAAGTATTGACGTTTCCCCTGATGGCGAATACTTAGTAGTAGGCATACCCCAAGCAAGTAATGTATTAACTAGATATCAAGGCCAATTTGATCCGGATACAACTTATACTAAAAATCAAATAGTAAAATATAGAGAAAGTTTCTGGAAAGCAAACAGAGAAATTATTCCACAGATTTCATCACAGCCATTCAGTACGTTTGATACATATGTTAATATTGCAAATAGTGCAGATGCTGACAGTACTTCGATTAAGTTGTTAGTAGCAGGTGATCCAGAGTTAGCTGACAACACTGTAGACCATATGTTAATACGTGCTCCTAAAGATATGTATTTAGGTACAAAAGCAGGTGATACTATTAATTTATTCTGGAATAATCGTAGTTATACATATCCTACTCTAGAAGATTACTTGCCGTTTGACGGTGACATTGCTGAACTTACTACAGCATTTTTATCACAAAGTCATACTATTGTAGAAAAAATTGACCATATTTTAAATATTGAAACTTTTGTAACATTGCCACAAGTAGGCGATAATATTACAACGGATACAGGCAGTGCAACAGTGGTTTATGTTAGTACTCGCAGAGATAGTGCAGTAATTTACGTAAAAGATTCTGCAGGTATTTTTGATATCACTGGTGAATTATACATTGACGAATTAGACTTTGTAGGATTTTACTCAGAAGAGGCAACATATAATACAGTACCTGATGCACTAGGCGGCTTTTGGTTAATTAATACTGGATTTAGTTATGATAATAATGGTAGATATTATGATACCGGTCGAGGCTTAGTGTATTCAGATGTTAAATTGCAATCTTCTACAAGAGAGTTAAACGAATATTATAATATTCAAGCTACTGTTTCGTCTATTGGACCTTACGTTAATACCGTAAACCAAGCAAGTTTCTTAACTCAACTTTCATACAGCGGCGATCCAGGCGGCGTAGAAGCACCGCAACCTAGCAATTTATGGGTAGCTCGCGCAGGCAAGGTGTTTACAGATTCTAAAATTGATATCGGTGGAACAACAGAGTTTAGATTATATGATCTAGATAACAGAGTTATTGATGTTGCTTCTTCGGGTCTTAGCTATGACGTTTTAAATAAATCACACACAGTTGTTGATTTATGGGACGGTTATATAGACTTTGAATACACACGCTTTGACTTTTCTGGAAACGTGTTCGAGCCTATAATTGGTGACATATTACAAGATGTACAGACACCACGCGACGGCCAAGGCGGCTTAGCAATTACTAGTACATCGACTAGTACGGCTGAAGTAGTATTTTATCAAAGAAACTTTAACTCAGTAAGAGTTTATGTTAAAGTAACATCTGGTACCTGGACTAAGTTAAACAATATAGGTCGAGTAGAAGTTAGAAGATTAGCAAACACAGTAGCACGTGGCACATCAGATGTTGATCGTGTTATTGGAACAATTAATGACTTCAATAACGATGTTGTAGTAGGTAATACGATAGTAGGAAAATTAGTTGTATTTGCTGCCGACTCTGACTTTGATGTTCTTGGTAAGTGGGACGAAATTCCTGCAATCATTGATGAAGAATACTGGTTCTTCAACGAAAGTATCGAATCTGGGGTTGCAAGGCCTGCAAACCCTCCGTATAGTTTAAACAAAGATTATACCCAAGTGTATAATATTCCTGCTGATGAATTTGGCCAACCTGGTCCTGATAATGAAGGAGCTATTGCTGTCTACAGAAGAACAAGAGCGGGCTCTTACAGGCTCCAAAATATATTTGTTTCGGAGTATGGTTCAGAAAATAGACAATTTGGCTCAAAAGTTAAAATTTCACAAACTGAAAACTTTTATACATTATTAGTAGGCAGTGTAGGTGATGGCACTAGAGAGAATCCAGGAAGTATTGAAATATTCCATAATGGTATTAGACCAACTGACGCTTTCAAAGGTGATTATAAATTAACATCATATAATATAGGCGATGTTGTAATATATAAAGATGAATACTATATTGCTAAAAAAGACATGTCAGCAGTTGACAACAGTACAGTTGATTTAATCAAAGATCCAGTATATTGGACAAATATTAGCTGGCAATACGGCAAAGATAAAAACTATAGAGGTGTATTTGATCAAACATACAGATATGCACAGGATAGCATTGTTGTCTATGAAAATAAATTATATCGTGCAAATACTAATATTGCTTCGGGTGTAGGATTTGTTTCAACTAGTTGGTCATTGATTGATAGCGGTGTTGATTATCTTGGATATTTGCCTAACTTAACTGCTAATAAGTTTTATAATGAAGAAGTATTCGATCCGTCACAAAATATAGTTCAATTTAGTAAGAGCTTTGATTTAAGTGATGATGCACAAGTATTAGTTGTTACTAGTGAGTTGGCAGCGTCTGATAGTACTAACAATATTAACTTAGTAGTCTATCGTGCAGTTGAGAATAAATTTGTAGTTTCTCAAATAATACCTGCTCCTACTGTGCTAGACGGATATGCTGATAATATTAGCATAAGCCCTGACGGGACACAAATTGCAGTTAGTGCAGCATTAACCGATACTAACAAAATTGATCAAGGCGTAGTTTATGTCTACACTCAAGTTAACGGACAGTTTGATACTAATAATCCACAAGTGTTAACTCCTCCAAATAATGAAGAGTCAGAAAAGTTTGGATATAGTTTGAGCTTTGGTGCAGACAATCTTGTAGTATCTAGCCTTAACGGTGATCAAAAGATTCCGACTACGTTTAACGTGCATTCTTCACTGTTAGAAATACAGCCACAAGTGGGCGTAGACGAAGGCTTAGATTTAGCTAAACTAAATGACGTGTTGTTAGTAGGATATAACGAAGGTGTTGATCAAGATTTAATAAAACTACATAATGGTGATACATCTGATAATAGCATCTTTATGGAATTAGAAGTAGGCACATTAATAAAATTAAATAATGTTACATATAGAACGCTAGATGCTACTGGCTATGGTTATAGCGATAAATTAAACAGCGAAGGCGAAACTTTTAATTCTCCTGATTGGCCGGCTCCTTTTGTAGCTAGTCAGTTTGAACGTGTTAATCCGTCTCCAATTTATTCAAATTATAGTATTGCAAAAGATACATTAGTAAAGTATTTAAATAACACATATAGAGCTAAAACTGATATAATTTATGCAGGTGTATTTGTTGCAGACAATTTTGAACAAGTTGATCCTACTATAGTTTATGCATCTTATGTTTTAGATACAACTTCTCAAGAGTCTAATATTGTAACTACTTTTGATAAAGAGTTTACAAACTTTAAAAATATTAAACTTGACAAAGGTGTAGTTTATGTATATGAAAATGTTGAAGGTAAGTTAATTTATTCTGAACAATTTAGATATCCATTAACACAGACTATATTTGGTGAAGCAATTTATGCTAACAATAACCACGTATATATAGGTATGCCAGGACAAGTTGACGATACATCAAAAGGTGCAGTTGTTGATTTCCGCAAGCCTAAAACTACATTTGCATGGAACACTATTAGAGAAAGCATTCAACCAGTTGACGTATCAAAAATACAAGGCGCATTCTTGTACAACAAGCGCGAAAATGCAATTGTAAGTTACATAGACTTTATTGATCCTATACAAGGTAAAATTGCCGGACCTGCTGAACAAGAAATTAGCTTCAAGACAGGGTTTGATCCTGCTACTTACAACACAGGATTAACTTCTGACTATTCAGTAGATGCTTCAAGATATTGGGGTGCAGAGCACGTTGGACAAGTATGGTGGAATATACGTACTGCTAAATTTACACATGCGTATCAAGGATCAACTTCGTTCCAGAAAAACAACTGGAACAAATTAGCTGTCGGAGCAACTATCGATGTTTATGAATGGGTTGAAAGTGAATACTTGCCAAGCACGTGGGACAGTTTAGCTGATACTGATGCAGGCACACCTCAAGGAATTAGCGGAACAAGTTTATACAGTGATGCACGTTTTACAACAGTACTTAAATATGATGATATCAGCCAACAGTTTGTTTCAACATACTATTTCTGGGTAAAAAATAAGCGTACTGTACCGAACAATAGAATATTGAGTATATATGATATTACTAATTTAATTGCTGATCCTAGAACTCAAGGCTACAGATACATAAGTCTAATAGGCAAAGACAAATTTGTTATTAACAATTTTGACAACTTAATCACAAGTGATGATTTAGTTCTTAATATCAAATATGCAACTGGATCATCTAAAGCACAAAACTTACATAGTCAGTATCAATTAATCAGTGACGGTTTATCTACAAGTGTGCCTCATCCTGATATTGAACGCAAATGGTTTGATAGTTTAATTGGATTTGATTCTAGTAATAGACCAGTACCTGATAATTCAGTTCCAGTTAGAAGTAGATACGGCGTACAAAACAGACCACGTCAGAGCATGTTTGTAAATCGCTTTGAGGCGCTTAAACAAGTTATTGAACGCACAAATATAATACTTGAAAAAACATTATTAGTAGACGAATATAATATCAGTGCGCTAATGCAAAAAGAAGAAACGCCGTCTAACATTAGAGGTGAATACGATCTAGAAGTTAGCACAGCAGCAGAATTACAGTATATTAGTACTAGTAAAATTGTTCAAGCAGTTCTGCGTCCAGTAATTACTAACGGTAAACTGTCAAGGGTATTAATTGAAAATTCAGGACGCGGTTACAAAGTTGCACCTAGCTTTACAATTAATGGAGTAGGAACAGATGCAGAAATAGAAACTACTATTAACAATTTAGGTCAGATTACATCTGTTAATATTATTAATAGAGGTAAAGGATATGACGATAATACCTCTATTAATGTGAGAAGATTCACAGCATTAGTATCTGCTGATGATACAGTGTTTGGTAAATGGGCACTTTATTCGTGGAACGAACTCACACAAGTTTGGTTTAGAAGAAGTATTCAAGATTATGATGTAACAGCATATTGGGATTACATTGATTGGTATGCAACAGGATATAATCAATTTACTAATATTAATTATACAGTTAGTGAATCATATCAGCTGTTTGGGCTTGATGACTCAATAAATGATATTGTTAAAATTGAAAATATCGGTTCAGGTGGTTGGCTACTATTAAAGAAAATAGATACTCAAGATACTGAAGATTACACAATCAACTATGAAACAATTGGTAGACAAAACGGAACAATAAAGTTTAAAGATACATTATACGATTATAGTAAAAATACTGTAGGCTTTGATAACAGAAGTTTTGATAGTTTCTTCTATGATAATAACCCTGCAACAGAACTTAGAATAATTTTAGAAGCATTGCGTGACAATATTTTTGTAGTTGACCTAGCAGTTGAATACAATCAATTGTTCCTTGCAAGTGTTCGATATGTATTATCTGAGCAGCCGTCAGTTGATTGGGTGTTTAAGACTAGCTTTATTAAATCTAAGCATAATCTAGGAGAACTAAAGAAAGATATCACATTCAATAATGATAATCTTGTTAGTTATGAAGATTATATTGACGAAGTAAAACCGTATTCTACAAAAATTCGTGAATTTATAAGCAGTTATACAGCCGTAGACGGAACTAATAGTAGTACTACTGATTTTGATCTAGCTCCAGAATATGATAAAATATCTAAGGCTATTATTTCAAGCAAGGCTAAAGTATTTAATAACACTATAGTAGGAGCGTCTAGCAGCACTTCGGTGTATCCAAGAAAACATTGGAGAGACAATTTAGGTTATCAAGTAACTGATATTATAGTTAGTGATAGCGGTAGTGGTTATACATATGTTCCAACTGTTACATTAGAAGGCGGCGGCGGAACAGGTGCTACGGCTGTTGCATATTTGGGATATGGCAAGATTACTAGCATTAAAATTACTAATCCTGGAAGTGGATATTTCTCAGCACCTACAGTAGTAATTCAAGGTTCACAAACTAATACAGGCACTATAGGAACCGCATCTGCTGTACTAGGAAACGGATTAGTAAGATCACCAACTGTTAAAATTAAGTTTGATAGAACAGCAGGTACATATACTTTTGAAACTCTTGCACAATCAGAAACATTCGTAGGAACTGGCGCTGAAACAAGATTTTACTTAGAATGGCCAATGGACCTAAATATTAAGAAAGTTAAAATATTTGTAAATGGAATTGAACAACTCCGTAGCAAATATACGTTTTCTAATATTAAAAATAATGACAAGTCTTATACTAGAGAACAGGGAAAGATAGATTTTACAACACCGCCTGCATTAAACGCAGAAATTGTTGTAGAGTATTATAAGCCTTTGAGTATGCTAAGTGCAGAAGATAGAATACAATTTGCGTACAATCCGTTAAGCGGAATGTTTGGCAAAGATCTAGCACAATTAATGACTGGAGTTGATTACGGCGGCGTAGAAATACGCAGCTTAGATTTCAGTGGCGCTAGTGGATGGGATAGTCAAGGATGGTATACTGATACATGGGATACGTTTGATAACAGCTTTGAAGATGAAATTTTTACAGCCGACGGTTCGACTATCTTTGTTGAAGTATCGACTCCATTAGAAGCTGGTGTCGTTTACACTGTTTACAAAAATAATGTAAGAATTGACGATCCTAATTTTGATGCAGGTAATCCAACAAACATTAATGCAATTGTAAATAGTATCACCGGTGACGGAGTAACAACTG